GCGATGAAAGATCGCGGTATATGCATAGAGCCCGGAATCAATGTCTTTTATCAGCTCGACGTCGGCCGCCTCATAAGGGCGCGTCTACGAAGAGTTGGAATCGACTTGCTGACGGCTCAAACGCTACACCGGTCTATAGCTTGCGAGGCATCCCGGTCTGGGAGCCATGCAACTATTGACCTATCCAACGCGAGTGATACGATGAGTGCGAAGCTTGTTAAGCTTCTCCTTCCGGAGGAGTGGTATGAGCTTTTAAGTTCTCTAAGGAGTCCTATGACCCGTGTGAACGGGAAGTGGGTTAAATTGGAGAAATTCTCGTCTATGGGCAATGGTTTTACGTTTGAACTTGAGACTTTACTGTTTCTCGTTCTGGTACGTGCCATTAGCTCTCTTCGGCAAACCGGGTACGTTACAGGTACGGACCTGCACGTGTACGGTGATGATATCATTGTTCCTACTGATATCGCCGAAGACACTTTAGCCGCTCTCAAATGGATTGGCTTCACTCCGAACAGTCGCAAGACGTTCTATGAAGGGCCGTTCCGAGAGAGTTGCGGGGGGGATTTCTTTCAGGGTGAGGCCGTCAGGCCACACTACCAAAAGAAAGTACCCTATGAACCGCAACACTGGATTAGCTTGGCTAACGGGCTTAGGAGAGTGGGTCGCCTCGACTCTCGCTCTGATGTCCGTGGTGAGTATTTTAGGCGCGCTTGGTTGCGCGCTTTGGATGCTCTTCCAAGTAATATCCGTCGGCTACGAGGCCCGATTCAACTCGGTGACCTCGTCATACACGACGACAGCTTCCGAAGACGCTGGCGCGGCGGAATAGGTTACGTGGGCGTTTATCGCCCCGTTTCCCGTCCGCTTAACTGGCATCATTGGAGGTCTGAAGTCGTGTTCGCGTCAGCCTTATACGGAATTCCTTCTAGAGGACCGCTTCCGCGGAACTCTGTTGAAGGGTATAAGGTGGGATGGGCCCCGTTCTCGTGAGAGAATTAGGGGTTTAGATGACGGGGCTTGCTCCGTTATCTCCGTGATTTGAGGGCTAAACTTTCTTTTTAATTAAAGTTCAGGTTTCTCTTCCTCTGGAGGTCCGTTTTGGGCCATATCAAAGTGGGC